GTCTCCCGTAGTGTTTATACATTTTGCGGATAGGGGGAGTCCGGCAAGGGAATTATTTTTCCAAAGTTATCCACAACAAAACGCTTCTTGTTCTTTCGCTGATAATGCAAACGATCCTCTGTGTGCTCCCTGTTGTGGTGATCCATACAGAGAAGTTCTAGGTTGTTATAGCTCAATGCGATCTCTGGAATGATTATATTGTCAGGAGTCAGATGTATCTTGTGATGAACAATGACTCCGGGATTGTATAATCCTTCGGCAAGACAACGCTCACATAATCCACCGACATACTTAATGTATCCTGCTCGGCAATTCTCCCAAGCCTGTGAATTGTAGAATGCCTTTGCATATTCCTTTGCCATGATATTCACCAACACAATAGGCACCCACTACAACTGTAATGAGTGCCTTTGGTTTGAAAGGAGAATTTCTATTTCCTGTGTTATTCATTTCATTTACCCGGTACCATATTAACATAAGATATATGTCCAAGTCTTAAGAAAAGTTAAGATGTTGAGACAATTCTTTCAAAGCTTCTCCGTGAAGGTTGCAAGTGTAATTGTATACATATCCCATCTCAATACTTATCTGTTCAAATGATTTATATTCTGCATAATGCTTGAATAATACATCTCTGTAAGTACCATTGTGTAGTGATTCGATACTGTTTATCCTGTCATCAATCTCAACACTTATTTCTGCAATTTGTCTGTCCAGAGATTCAATGCGGTCTGATAGCTTAACCATTGCTTCTTCTAGTTTGTTCTTTGGTGTGGATTGCACTCGATCAGCATCATAATTGATTGCTCCAAATGATACATCAAGATGTAAATTCTTTCTGCGTTCTTTCAATCGCTCAAGCTGCCGATTCTTGTATTTAATCTCTGATAGATATTCCTTGGCTGTCATTCCTGCTCCTTTCCTGCCTTATTCATCAACTGTAAAGCCTTAATTGCCATTTGCTTAACCTCAAAACAATGGGATTGTGTCATACATTCTCCGTCCTTGTTTTCGGGGCAATCGCCACAATCATCTAATAAATAGGCTATGGCAAAATCTGTTGTTACTTCGGTCATTCCTGCTCCTTCCTGTACTTGTCGATAATATCAAGTGCCTTTTTTAACCCTACGCTGATTCCGCAATCAATATCATCTTGTGTGTATTTGCTATCCTTTTCAGCGTTCGATAAGTCCTTGGCTATGTCTGTTCTTATCTTGTTAAGCACATCACCGACCTCGTTTTCATCCTGTACGGCAACCATTATCTGTTTGTATGCTTCGTTGCTTATTTGGTCTGTCATATTCAGACCGCCTATAACATCTGCTTCGTGCTTGGTCATTCCTTATCCTCACTTTTCTGTGGCTCATACGGTTTCGGTAAAGGCATCCATGCTACTACCTCATCAGCAATAGGTTTCATTTGATATATCTGTTCCCAATACTCACTATGTGTATATCTTGCCACTAACATATCTCCATATTCATTCTGCACAAGATAATACTTTGCAACATTCCCGACATATTCACCTGCTTTTGGCAACCTCTCACTCACAGGAATCCATTCGCTCATACTTCCTCACTTTCCATCTTCGCACCGCAATTAGGACAATAGGCACTTTTATAATGATTAGGTGAATGACATTTAGAACAAGATATGGGTTGATAATAGTGCCGTTTGCAACCTTTCCAATCTTTTCCTTCAACCTTTTCAGAAATCCATTCACCATGCTCTAAATGCGGATTGACGGGTGATAATTGTCTTATGTCTGACATTCTCACGGCATATACTGTATCTCCGTTTATATCTGTCATTAACTCTTTACATTCTTCCACATCTTCACGGCTTATCAAATCACCGCTTGGCTCTTGCTCTAATGCCTTGATTGCCCATTGTAGACTTTTATATGCTTCTGTTGTAACCGTCCAACCATCACACCCTATTGTTTCAAGATTTTCAATATGTTCTTCCCTAGTCATTCGCACACCTACCTTAATATCAAATAGACTATCCATGCTATCACCAAACAACCCAACAATATTTCAATTAACCCATATCCTTTATTATTCATTCGCTTTCTCCTTCCATTTCAATCAATAAATCTCCATCTGCGGTCATATAATCGAATATGTTGACCTGTCCTTCTAATTGGCTGCCATTCGGATTAAGGTACCAATGCTTTGGATCTCTCCAAGGTATGTCCAGATAATCAAGCACCTTACCCCATCCATAAAATGTGCCATCTTCAGCTTCAACGCATCTTGTCATCCAAAACTCCCATTCTGACGGACTGCGGAAGTAAAGCCTGTCAAATTTGTGCGGTCTATCCTCTAATTGGATTCCGAAGCCACACATTGAACATCCTGTCCTCTGTTCGCCTGTGGTTGAATATTCATAATCACCAAACTCGTTCTTTTCTTTACTGATTTTGACCTTTCCATAGATGTCAGGGATATGTACTCCGAGATCCACGGCAAGATGTACCACATCTGAATGAAAGTAGAATGCGAACGGACAACTACGCGCTGTGGTCTTGCCGAAGTAATTGCAGCCATTTTCTTCAAGTGCATCTGCCCTCTGTCCGCCTTCTGAAGCCATAAGCCCAAGGAACGGAACGCTGTTATGCTCTTTTGCCCAATTATCGCAAGGAGCTTCTTTCAAGTAGTAACAACATTTGTGTGATACCTTGAAATCGGGCTTTCCGTATCCAAGAGCGGCACCTTCTGCGTCAAGTCCACCAAATAACTTGAGATATGTCATCGGCAACTTCATCTTGCTGTCTGTCGCATAATGTCCTTGCGCTCCGCATTCGCCTGTGATGATCGCATGGCGAACTGTCTTATTCTTTTCTGTTGGATGAGCCAATGTGTCAATTTTGTTGGCAATCTTCTTTGACAGAACAGGGAATCCTTCTTCCTGCAAGATATTGACCTTTGACTTTAACGGCTTAACCACAATACAGCCCATTTCCTTATGTACTTCTTGAATGGATTTATCTTCAAGTGTCGAAGCTGATACGAATGGCACTCGGTCCGCATCATATCCCATGCTTCTAATCAGATGACCAAGCACAATGCTGTCCAGACCACCAACCGACACATGGCAATTCAGCCCTCTTCTATCACACTCATCAATGAATGTCCTGATTCGGTCTTTTGACATTCTGACCTTGATGGAATACGGTACACACTGCTTCATTAACATCTCTTGATGTTTTTCCTGCTTATGCTTTTTATATTCCTCTATGCTTGCAAAATCGCTCATTTCCCTTCTCCCTTCAGCCACTCCGCAAACTGCTTAACCATAATGCACTTCAGCGCATATTCAGGAAGCAATCTGTGAGTCTTGGCATATTTGTCTGTATATTCCTTGAATCGTTCATTCGTGTTGTATAGTTCGTCAAGTTCTGTTGGTGTCATGGTTTTCTCCCTTCCGCAAAATGCAAATCATGTAACAGGCCATGTGCAGCGTCACAAATCTTGAACACAAATGTCTTGTAGTATTCTGGCTTATCATCAGCTAGTGCCAAGATATTATGGATTTCTGCGTTGACCTTATCCCAATCCGACTCATCATTGGAGCCGATCATGGGCAGATATTTCTTCAGATACTTCCAAACTTCGCTTATAATCTTGTATATCTCCTTATCCATGCTATCTCCTTAAAACGGTATCTCATCAGGTGCTTCATCCTGCTCGACAAACTTATTATTCTCGAAGTAATTCCAATCAAACGCATTCTCATTGTCGGATATTCGCTTGCTATCATCCGAGAAGTACAGTGTGAAATCTCCAAGCCTTCCAGATAGTCTGTTCTTTGTGATTTTGAGTATTCTGATATCTTCTCCTCGTTTGGTGTCCTTGTCATAGCTCATGACCACATCAACTCTGTTGGTTATGTCTGCGGAGCCTGACACATCATCATTATCAAACTCTGCTTTGCTTTTTCTCGGATGCGCCACCAACAGGATGACCATCTCATAAGCCTTGGCAATCTTGGCAAGTTTTCCAACAAACTCACTCTGCTTCCGATAAAGCACTTCATTAGTGTTCGCTTCGATTGCGGTCATCAGATTATCCAACACCGCAAACTTGATATCCTTCTTGACAATGGTATCTGTCAGAACTGTCAGCAAATCATCCATTTCTTCACAATCCACTATCTCGCTGTTATAGATAAACAACCGCCCTCTGTACCAATCTTCACATTCTTTAATCTGTGAATTAGTCAGACCACTGTGACCATATATCTGTCCATCAATCCAACTCTTAACCCAATAATTCGGAAGTTCCCCGGAATACATGAAGCAATTATAATTCTGGTCAAGGGCCGAACAGATCAATTGACTCGCAAATGTGCTTTTACCATTTCCACGCTTCCCGGTAAGAAGGATCACTTGGCCCATCATCATACCGCCTTTCAGGATCCTGTCCACATCCGATAAGCAAGTCTTAACTTTTGGCTTGTCATCCAGATTGACATATTCCACATCTGCCATGTCTTTGACCTGCGTACTTAATACGGCCTGTGCATTGTTTATGGCATCTGCGACCGCTTGCTTACCTTTGGTATTAAGCAGCTCATTGGCATCCTTGCATCCTTGATAATCTTCCTTGCGTACGATTCGGATGTTCATTGATTTGCGGAATCTGTTGCTTATCATCTCTGATAAGGTAATCATGTTATTCTCACAATCACCGAACACAACAATCTCCTTGAAGTTCTGAATCATCCAATCATAGCAATGCGGAATCCAAGTTGTGCCCTTTGCTCCTGTCGGAACAGACACGGCATTATCAAATCCAACCTCTGCCACCGACAAACTATCAATCTGGCCCTCTGTGATTATCAGCGTCTTGTTGTCGAGATTGCACTGTGTCATTCCGAACAGAATTGGCATACAATCCGCTTCACACCATTCCTTACTCCCAGAATCGCCCTTCTGATAGGTCATATTTCTGTACTTGATGAACTTCAACTCGCCTTTGTCATCCTTAAACGGAAACACAAGCACATTGTCATCATTCTTCCGAGTAGTGATTTCATACTTCTGACATATCTGTTCTGATATCCCTCTGCTCTTCAGATATCTGATTGCAGGATCTGTTGATTCCTTATGGCTGTCCTTAAACTTCTTAAACCGATTATCGTAATAGTTCCGATTGATATATCTGTCCACATCTTCCGACAATTGGAAGTTGAAATCTTTGGACAATGTAATCATGTTCCCATGAACACCGCATGAAGCTCTGAAGCAATTGAACAACCCTGTTTTGAGATTGATTGAGAATGTTTCTTTGTCCTTTGTCCTGCTCTTACAGTACGGACAGTATTGAAAAGTGACCTCATCACCTTTGACCTTGTATCTTATCCCGGTAAACTCTGCGAAGCGGATGATATCTTCTCTTGTAGGCTGATAATATTCATTCCTTATCCCTGTCATCTTCCAACTCCTCAAACCAATCGTAATCAGGATCAACTTCTGCGGCAGCAGACTCTTCTTTCTTTACTTCTTTATCATTCTTTATATATTCTTGTTTATGTACCCCTTGTAGTTCCTTTGTGGTATCCTCACTAGTATCCTTACTAGTATCTTTACTGTTACCTTTGGTAGTACCCACATCTTGAAATTTCCCATAGTTTACAATGGTTATGATAGTATACTTGGTGGTACTATTCCGTTTAATCATTCCGTCCTGCTCTAGTGCCTTAATGAATGCGTAAGTCTTTTTCCTTGTCCATCCCCACTTCTTGGCGAGCTTATATATACTTGTAAGAGTCTGACCTCTTCGGATAGTCATTACTTCATTATTAACAAGGACCTTGCGACTCTCATGATTAACCAGAAGCAAAAGATCTATCCATGCAAATGCGTATTCGTGATTTTGCCATATCCAATGTTCTGTTATCTGTCGATTGACCTTTATCCAACCCTTATCCATATACTCCACGCTCCAATCGTTCCTTCAGTTCTCTGTATAGAATCTCCCTGATTAACTTGCCGGATATCTCATGCTGACAGAAGATAACATGGGTGTTATACCTAGCCATCCAAGCGGTCACGGAAGCAAGATATGCTTGTGCATTGTACTTGGTCTTATATCTTCCGTGTATCAGCTTCTCATAATTGCCATCCTCAATCAGAAGATATGAAGATGCTCCTGCTTCCTTGATGCGCTCAAACTCTCGAACAAACCTGTCACGGCTCTGGCAGAAACATTGGCTCAACTCTTCCAAGTTCATCTTGCGTTCTATAATTGCATGACCGTCAACAGACTCCTCATCCGTGAATAGTGATTGACCATTCGGAAGTATAAAATTGTAGGTATAATCGCCATAATTCAGCTTCTGTCGCTTGTATGGACATCCCAGAGAAGCAAGCCTTTGTTCTGATCGTTTAGATGGCTGCTCTCTGGTATCCACCAATACCGACATTGAATCAAGACAATTCTGAATGTCGAAGTTATCCATATTAGAAAGGTATCTCTTCTTCTACACCGTCAGGAACATTGACGAAAGAATTATCAACAGGAGCGGAAGCCTTGGCACCTGTGTATCCGTTTCTCTTCTTGATGTCAGGAATCTTCACATCAGGCTTCTTGGCATTCTCGACCGACATAGGATATCTGACTTCGGTATATGTGACCTCTTTGCCCTCGATCACATTGCCTGTGAGTGCGAACATCAGACCGATTGACAGGCCCTTCCACTTACTCTCATCCCAATCCCACTTGTACTTGCTGTTGGAATCTTCCAGAGCATTAGTCCACTTGGCGAAGCTGTTCTTTGTCCATTCATCCTTCTCTGATCCGTCATCCTTGGGAACATAGATGGAAGTCTTGCCCTTCCACTTCTTATCTTCCTGCGTGTTTTCCTCATACTGCTTTTTGAAGAATCCCTTATACTCTCCCTCTGCAATATCAAACTGAAGATCTATGCGGTCAGAATTGCCATTCTCTCCCGGCACATACTTCACATTCATGATCTTGGCAACATAAGCCCCGGCAGGTAACTTTGCACCACCTGCCAATCTTGCGTTCTTCGCTGCGTCTGCGTATCCATTAAACTGCTTCATTTTTCTTATTCTCCTCTCTGTGTGTGTTCTTCTAATAACTTGTTGATAGTGAGTGCTGATGCAATTCCTGCATTCACACTTGCAAGCTCATTAGGATCCGTGATACCCATGCAACCTTCAGCCAAATGGCTGTCTACTAATTCATCATGGAAATCACAAAACATATTGAGTATTCTTGTATCATCTTGTGTCATATTCACCTCACTTCATTCCGTAATACTTGCGGATGGTTACATCAACTGCCTTCAAATCATTAGGGATCTCAAGCTCGAACATATCCTCTGGACTCTTGGCAGTGCTCTGATTGTTAGCCTGTGTATAGAATTTGTGATCCTGACAGTACAGAACAATGTCAAAACATCCCTCAATCGTGAGCTTCTCATCAAGCATCTTGCCAATAGTCTTGACCTTTTCTCTGCCATCTGTATCGAGTTCTGAATGATGCAGGAAGTACACAATCTTGTCATCATCTTCCATCTCATTGATGCCGTGTATCAGATTTCTGAAGTTAGCAGCCATGCCAGTGAACTTGTCATATCCCTTCTCTCCTGCTCTGTCGAAAAGCTCATTCACTAACAGATACTGCGAATCATCAATCACGATTGACTTGGCCTTGCTCTTGCCTATGATCTGTTGTATCCATGAGTACTTGGCTGCATTGATAGCAGCATAATCATTCAGACCTTCTACACCGATAAAACTCGGCACCTTAACTGTCTTGATGTCAGACTTGAAAGGTAATCTGCCCTTCTCTACGGAAATAACTCCGACCTCTTCCGGCTTAAAGTTCTTGATTGAATAAGTCTTGCCGGATCCACTTCTTCCAATCACTAATACAGGTAATGCCATAATCTACTCCTTTCTATTCTTCATTTACCTTCTTGACCAATAGAACAACACCGTTGTCGATCTCTTCGGCTGCCACGCTTGCCCTGTCCTTGTCATCCTCATAGTTGCCGTAGTACCACAATTCCCCTGTGCCTTCGCTCCGTCTTACTACTATGTAGCCGGGATTGAGGATTGGTGGAAGATTGTGCACTTTAACGCTCACATCAATAACTCTGCTTATCATCTCTTCTCCCTTCTAATCCAAATTGCACGCTTCACGCATCTCATCATTGGTCATCACTTCAGCGCAATCGGAACAGTACCACCGATTCTTCATATAGATGACAGGATCCTCGTTCATGAGACTCATACCGCATATCTCGCAAGTCGGAAACAATGCCATATGCGCTTCCAATGCGTCCTGATATGCCTTCTCGTCTCTTTCAGGATTGTTTGTATAGGTCATATCCGTCATCTCCCTTCATTGCGATATAGGTAAACTGCAACCCCTTGACATTCATGGAATAATGCACCGCAGGAATATCTTCGTTGCGCTTGTCGAGAATGGTCATCTCTGTGATGCCGTAGATGCTCCGTATCTCGTCAAAGACATACATATCCTTCAGGAGTACGTGCGTATCAGCTTTTCCGATAATGGTGAAGTTTGCATACTGTCTCGCTGCGCTCATCTGGTCATTGAGGAATACCAATCTCTCGACCGAGTCCGATATATTCATTCTTATCGCCTTATCCATCATCACTTTGCTCCCTTCCATACCATCCACACATTGACATCCTGCGACAGACTCTCTCTGCCCTCGACCTTGTTGCCCTTCTTAACTCCTGCTATGCAGTGCAGATCGGAAGCCTTGACCTTGAAGTGTCTGTTCGCAATGGTCTGTGCTCTGAATGCGTCACTTGCGTTGGTGATAGGCACGATCACGATCGTCTTGCCTGTCTCATCATTAGTTGCTATCCAATAATCCCTTGTCTTATTCATTTGTTCTTCCTTCCCGGATATGCTATAATATCCTTAATTTCATATTTGTTTGTTTTTGAGGGTGTGACTAATTGTGGTAGTCATGCCCTCGGTGCATTTTTGTAGTACTCGTCTCTGGCCTTCATCTCACTGTACTTCTCATAGATTACTGACCAAAGAATGTCATCCGGGAGATTTCTTGCCATCACCCACTTGTGATCTTCATCCAAGTTCTGAACATAGGTGACAAACTTCTCAAACTCTGCCGGAGTCATCTGTCCTACTTGATTCTGCATTCTCATCACTCCTTTCCTTCTCAATCTTCTTTACCGTCATGTACCACGGCTCGCGTTCAAATCTTGCCTTTGCATAGATGTCGAGTAGCTCCTTCTTACTAGCCAGAGCATAGAAAGCCTTTTTCTCTCTGTCTGACATCCCTCTCCATCCTGTTCCACTGTTACTTGCCATTATTTCCTCTGTTGCTCCCTTCCCACGATCACGATCTTGCTCAAATCAACACCGCTCTCGATTAGTCTTGATACGGCTGCATTCCATTTCTTGGTATAGTCGGATAAATAGCCTTCGCCTAACTCATTCCGTACCTTCTCTTCATGCTCCTTGATGAATGCGCCATAGGTCTGCACATAGTAGTTTCTCATCCTTTTGCTCCTTCAATCACTTGTATGTAGACTCTGCCTTTGCATCCATCCTCATACACTCTGTCCATGAAACTCTGACAGGCTTCCAAGTCCTCGCACCAAACATCAATCAAGCGACCTTCTCGGAATGCGTCTGTACTATCTCCAGAATCAAGGCACTCATATATCCCAATAATTTCTCCGACCTCATCCCCCGGAAGTCTCTGATAGAGGATGATAGTCTTGCCCAGATACTCGCTACATCCTCCGCAGATACCATTCCGCGCCTTGTCACCTGTGCAAGTGGTGTCTGTCGGACCGTTGTAGGCTGTGGCATAACCCTTAATCAGTGTCGGTTGGTCATCAGCGTAAGAAGTAAAGCCGACCGAGCACATTCCGATTACTAACAGAATGCTCATTATTCTCTTTTTCATCCCTATTCCCTCGATATAGAAGTATTCCACCGATTAACAACAGCAATGCGCTGATGGTGGTTGATAATATGTCTCCGAAGCTCTCTGCAAGTGCTCCTGCTCCGATCAGACACATTGTGAAGCCTGTGATTGATTTCATATTGTTTGTTCCTTTCCTGTTACTAGCCACAAAATCTCTTCTTTTGACAGTTCCAACGGCCCGTACATCTTCTGGATGTCCTTCAGACTAAAGTCCACATTCAAGAGCTTCCTGCTGTATGCCTGTTGAGTTATTCCCAAATGTTCGGCCATTTCTGCTTGGCTCTTGTTAGCTCTTGCTTGGAATCCTCGGATTAATTGGCTTGTGTCATACTGTCTGTACTTGTCTGCATTGATTGATACTCTTGGCATTAGATCACCGCCTATTCATCCATGCAGTTGCAATTGTTGACCATATCGCAACACTGCTCGAAAGTGCCTTCGAATATCCATTCATGTGTGGATACATCAAAAACATTCCATGTTCCTCTTGCTTCTGAATATTCCATTGTCAGCATATTTTTCTCCTTTCGTTTTGCGCCATTTTCCGCTTGCGTTCTGCATATTTGCAGTTTTTAGACAAAAAAATCATCCGCACTAATGCTATAATGCTGGCATAGGATCCTGACCTGTGCCATTGTAAAGTCCTGTCGGCCATTAACTTTTGCGTTGACATTTTCCTTCGCAATGCCCAAAATCTCGGCTATTTCCGCTTGGCTGATGTCATGCTCTGCCATATAGCCTTTGAATCTCTTGCAATCCATCCATCTCACTCCTTTCAATATATTGTGGTTTGCTTGCCACTACAGACACTATACCATCCATTCTGCAAAATTGCAATAGATTTTATTTATAAATTATTATAAAATGTTTTTTGCTTGCCGATATAAGTAATATGAAAGGAGCAAATCAATGGATAATGTGATCGGAAACAGGTTGAAACAATTGAGACTAGACCATCAGCTCACTATGGAAATGATGGCAGAGGATTTCAATGACAGATTCAACGAAAACCTAAACACAAGCCAGATATCACGGTGGGAGAATGGCAAGACGGATCCTGGTCTCTCTACCGGGAAGCAATTGGCGATATACTACAATGTCAGCCTTGATTATCTCATTGGCCTTACAGATGTTAAGACTCCGGCACGATTATTGGCATCTGCTAATAAGAAAAAGTCCGAGATATCACATGAAGGCTCTACTTTGAAATTAAATCATGTTACTTATCATGTGCAAAGAGATCCTTCGAGACTCGACATACAACCAATGAAAGCAGATGATGACTTCGAGTTCGAGTTCCTTAATCTTGATGATGATGACAAGAAGGGCAGAAAATGAAGATAGAACAAATCAGCAAAAACTCTTACCGAGTACGCAAGCAATATCAAGGCATTCAATATACCCTCTTTTTTGACCATAAACCGAGCGATAAGGAAATAACCCTAAAACTGTCCGAGCAACTATCCGAAAGTGGCTTATCGGTCAAAAACAAGGGCAAATTTGAGGAATATTGCAAGCGGTACATTAAGAGCAAAGAGAACATATTGAGTCCGGCAACTGTCAGAACATACAATGAGCTGCTTCGGAATATCTCTGATAAGCTGAAGAACACCAACATCTATGACATCACACAGGAGCTTATCCAGATAGAAGTCAATAACTATGCCCTAACACACGCTCCGAAGGGAGTGCGGTCGCTTCATGGCTTTATTGCTTCCGTACTTGGAATGTATCGCCCTCAATTCACCCTCAAAACGGCTCTTCCACGGCTCGAAAAGCGAAAAAGGTATATTCCGTCATCTGATGACATAAAAGCCATTCTGGAAGCCATAAACGGCACTAAATACGATATCCCTATTCAACTAGGCATTCTTGGTCTGCGTAGAGGAGAAATTTGCGCTCTTACCCTCTCCGATCTGGAAGGCCAGAGACTCACTATCAACAAGACATTGGTCTATAACAACGGCTGGATCCTGAAGAACACACCCAAGACGGATGAATCGAACAGAACAATATATCTGCCCCTTAACCTTGCCGATCAGATACGGCAGCAGGGCAAAATCTATGATGGAGATCCAAAGAAGCTGAATGAATGTCTGCACAGGATGCAGAAGCAATTGAACATTCCGCAGTTCCGTTTCCATGATTTACGGCATTATTTCGCTTCGTATGCTTCTACACTCGGAATACCTGAAGCAGATATCATGGCCATGGGTGGATGGAAGTCTGACCACATATTCAAGTCTATTTACCGGGAATCATTAGAAGAGTCCAGAAGAGAGTCCGAGATCGAACTCGGAACCGAATTATTGAAAAAACACTGACAACTTTACTGACAACTTTTTTACAAACAGAGGTTGTAAACCGCATAAAATCGTTTGTAAAGTGAGAGCGAAAAACGCAATAAAAAAGAGCCTTGAGACCGCTTGGTTGAGCAATTTCAAGGCTTTTTCTTATAGTAGCGAGACCGAGACTTGAACTCGGAAGTCCGACCGCTAAAACACTGATGTTTACTAGGTTTGTTGACATTCACTGACAATTTTACTGACAAGTGTCAAAAAATATTTTATTTATAGAGTGCATTCCAAGTGTTTTTTCCAATTATACCATCTATTGTCAAGTGATGATCCTTCTGGAACTGTTTCACGGCATATTCTGTCTTGGCACCGAATATCCCATCAACATCAAGCGGATATCCGGCAACGACGAGCCTACCTTGTGCAATAACTACCCAATCACCTTTTGAGCCTTTTTTCAGAACAGGCATTGAGGAAGGTGGCATGATGGTTGTGTTGGTGTGTTCTGTTGCGAAGTTATCCCATGTGGTGAGATTCCACTTCAGGATCGTGTTCATGTTGGTGTTGACATAGGATGATGATGTCGCATATCCGTCAGCCTTGATCCGTTCAAGATAGGTCTTGGGATCTGTTGCGGATTTGAGATTGGAATATCTCTTGGTGGATATAAAGTCAAAATACCCTTGCACACCATCTTCCATATTGGCATAAACTCGGAAATTGTCACGGATAGAGGTCAAGGTGCCAACAGTGTACTCTTCCTTGGTGGCCATATTGACGGAAGGCCCCTTCCAAGAAGAGCCACACTTCAGACCGAAGTAGTTATGATACTTGGCAAGTCCTGACAATCCATATCTGGACTCAATACAAGCCTGTGCAATTATCGGAGATGCTATCTGATAGCCATTCTTCTTGGCAAGTCTCTGTATGATTGGTGCTATTTCTGATATAAACCTTTTACACTCTTGATTATTAGGCATTGTTATTCCCCTTCGCATTCAACTCAATGAGCTTCTGTCTGTAATTGTCCATGATGCCATTCTTGCCCAGAGCGTGATATGCTTGATAAGCCTGTTCCCACATATCAAGGTCCTCATCATCAATGTGACCTGCATCAATGTACTTGTGGAAGTCCATCTGAAGTTCTCTCCTCATCTGCTTCTGCTGTGCATTCATCAGGATGTCTATCTTCTTGGAGAACTTAACACAAGCCTTGACAAAGTATGTTGCCAGAGCACACAGAGAAGGCACTCCGAACAGAGCCATTGCACTTGCTACATTCCGTATCTCTTCCATGATCGTCACTCTCCCTTGTTAAGCCCTACCGCTTTTGCATCAACATAAGCCTCAACACCTGCATATATTGCAGCCGATAAGACAGTGCACACACTTCCGATTATAGCCAGAGTCTCATTGCCTTGTATGATACCTGTGATGCCTGTGCCGAGTGATGCGAGTACTGCTGCAACAGTAACCCAGAATTTGCGACTTTTTAGTTTGTCCATGATTTGCCTCCTAACTCAAAAAGAAACTGAAATTTTTTAGTTACTCATTTTGGTTGATTTGTATTCCCTTTTTCTTTGCCCATATTCGCCAACAGATGCATCCCTCACCTGTGAACACTCCGAAGAATGATACGATTAAGGTATCTGGAACAGATTGAAAAATGCAAAAGACAATGGTCATTGCGACAGTGAAGGTCAGTATTGAGATTGCACAGAATAAAAGCACCCTGTCGAGAGTGCTCATCCGTTTCCGTCTATTACGCTTAATCTTCATCCCTCATCACCTCTCCTGCATTAGCAATCGCACAACAGGCACAAAGCATAATCGTGTCGAGTATTCCGATTGTAATAAGAACAATTATCTGTATCAATTCCACTTCCCCCAATCCTCGCCCACAATGCCTGCGATAATGGTGGCGATTAGTAGTGCGATAACAAATATAGACGATATGATTAGTAGTGTTATTAGTAGTGCTTTCATAGTGTTATTTATGTGTATAGGATAAGGATTTGCACCTTATATGCGTTGTTAAACATTACGCTCCCGAAGTAAGAGGCTACCTATTTCTCCACCTATACATTTTTATCCGATTGCGACATAATGGCAAGTTTTATTTGCTGAAGCCGTACCTGCTCTGAATACAAAACCTGTAGAAGATATACTTGCAATTACTCCGTTGTTGTTCGTGTTAGGAATATCATAAGCAGCACAACTATAATTTGACGAGCTTGTCATAACTGATGATATCTGCTTAGTAGTTGACATATCTGAATCATAGGTGACATTAGACATACTGTTTGTCCCTGCATAAAAATGGACAAAGATTTTAGTAGGCTCAAAACCACAATCAATAGTGATAGTTGTTCCAGCAGAGCCTGCATTAAATGTTCCTGTCTTAACATTCCCCACACTAGGCGGAAGTGAGACGGATATACCAATTACGGAAACAGGAATCAACATTCTGTTTGCCTGTGATGTAGAGCCGAGCTGATAACCATTATTGAATACAATAGTAGTAGCAGAGCCATAGTATGCCGTTCTTACATATGTGCTTGAATTAAACGAGCCTGTTCCAATTTTGAATGTATTAGATGTCTGTGTCATATGCACAAATTCTGATACAGGCACTATTGCGGATGATTCTGTACTTACACTTGTACTGATTCTGTACTTAATCTTGACATAGGTGTAATTATCCAAACTATCCGACAATGTTATGGTTTGTCCTGCAAATGTACTTGTCGGACTGTTATTAGTCCACAGGACTGTTTCGGTGGAGCCACCTTGCTGATTCTCATACAGATAACCATTAGAAGTAGGAATATATATCCCACCCTGTGACAATTGCGGAGGAGTACTGTCAGACGGAGTAGCGGTCGAATAATTATCAATCACATATCCGTTGCCAATCATCTTCAGAATATCTCCCGAACTGATAGCCTGTGGAGAACTCGGTGGTGTGATATTGTCATAACTCTGAATCGCATAACCATTAGCGGTCGGCTCAACAGCCACACCACTACTCAATGCAACAGGATTCGCATTGCTCGGTGTGATTGGAGTCGCACTTCCACCGGAGACATTAACAGTAACCTCATCATATCCATCATATCCATCAGCACTTGCATAATATGTTCCATTAGCTGTGATACTCTTACTGCCGACATTCAATGCCCTTTTTATCCTACTCAAAAATATCGCCATTATGCCACCTCCGTCACAAGAAGATATACATCCACATTGCTTGCCTGTGAGTCGAATGTTACTGTGTAGGATGTACCGCTAACCGATATGCTGTTGTATTCTAACCCAGACACACTCGTTGCCACTTCCACTATCGAATTGGCTGTTGTAGTAACTCCTGTGAATGTCACACTTGTACTTCCTGCACTCAAGGTCTGTGTATACTTCGTTATAGGAGCATCACCCTTTTCACCCTTTGGAATGAACAGATGAAAAATGGGATCTGTATTGGTACCTGTGTTCGTGACATAAGGATCTGCATCAGGAGCCAATGCCGTGACATCTGCGATTGTGATCGTGATAGAAGCGTCAACACCACTGTCAACATATTCTCCTGTGCTTGTATCCCAGACATACCAATTGCCATTCTGACCGATATAAGGTGGATTCTCGGATAATTCCTCGACATCTTCAAATATTTCGAGTATCTCCGGCACCTTCTCCAATACATCCGCACCAAGGTTAATCACCCTGTCATCAATGTCATCAATAGCCTTTGACATTGCGTTCAGATTTGTCTCATTCAGAGCAGGTGATGTGTCATTGTGAAAAACTATCTTGTTGTATAACTTATCCATATCATTCTCCCTAGAATATATCTAATTCTCCGTTGATGAATGTATCTTGCAAATTGTGTATTCCGTCAAGCGTTCTGGTCAGGACATAGCTTGTATGAGTGTTCCCTTGCTTGTCCGTGATCTCGATTGCATCCCCTGTCTCGACATAGGGAAGTCCTGCACACCACATCTCAAACGGAAACCATCTGATGTTCTGCATCTTCAGCACCATTGCATCTGCATAATCACCGACATCAGCATCAGACCATACTAGATTGCGGAAGAGCCAGTTGTCTGACATATTATAGTCAGTAGTTCCGTCTGCGTTGACAGTTCTCTGCAACTTCTTCTCGACTTCCTGTCCGTTCTCTGTACCTTTATAGGTGATAATCAGATATCGGAATGATTGCTCTCCCACTGTATCTGTCCAGAGCTTCGAATAGGTACTCGGAAAAGGATGTTCCATATTACCACTCGGATACAAAGCATTGTCAGGATACAAGGTATCAGCAGGATACAAACCGCCTTGATTGAGTTCTACTCCTGTGAACAGGTCTGTCTCCCTGTCAAGTTTGCCGTATTGACAATTAAGTTCAAACACTGCACTTTGAAGCTCTCGAAGTGTAACATCTGGCCACGATGATACATCATTTACCGTATATATATTATCTTCTATTCCTGTTGTATTCTGTTTTTGAAAAGATATATAGCTAGTATCTGTACATATTTCTGCCCATCTTCTCCTTGCTTCATTTATTTCAGCAACAGTCCATCCCATGTCGGGATCTGTTCCAAGGTCAGGATCCCAATATATTCCCTTCCAATATAAAGGAATATCTGTCACTAGCACCAGATGGCCATCATATAGTTGTATATTAGTGGCCCATTCTGTGAAAAGATTCTCTTGTTCCCTATTAGATCCATTTATACTCAAATATACACTTCCATCAGAAGTTCTAACAAGCATCCTCATATTTAGGGAATGGTCATCATCTCCTGATATTTTATCAATTAGTAAGCCCGGATCAAATTTTATCCACTCTTCATCATAATAGTCTATATTTTCGACAGTTTGTTCTAGATACCCTTGAGGCACATAAGACAACACCTTCTCGTATATCTTCTTGCAATTCGCCCACAGCCTATATATACCATTTTGTTCAAAATTATTGATTGTCATATGACACCTACTTGCTATAAAGCCATAGCATCTTGTACTATCTGTCACGGCATAGCGTGCATATGATCCAGAGGTTGTATAGATTTCAGGACTTAAAAATGCATTGTCTGTGTATTCACGTTCTATAGAATATCCGTTCAAAGTTTTATCAAGGATTGTTGAAAGAGCTGCACTCCCTGTTCTACCTTTTATACCTTCTTCTGTTGCAGCTATTATTTCATCGTTTGCCTTTGCATCCAGATAATCACTCTTCAATTTATTGTAAGCCGTAACCTTGTATATCCCGGTATCCCACTGCATAGGACATTGGTCAACAGTATACCAACCCATAGGAATGTCATACCAAGCAACATCCCCATTTCCGTCAACATACTCAACCGAACAATATACCTGCACATCCTTGCCATTAATGTTCGGATGGTCAAAGTATTGGAACTCAAGACTCGATCCCTCACACAGACCGAACTTCAGCACCTTGCCTGTCACCATTCGCTCATCTATCTTGACCGACTCCGATACCAATGTATCATTGTCAATCGTATACAGATAGGTACGCTCTCCGGTATCAGGATCTACATCATTGACCTTCATCTTGTAATTCTTCCGCAATGCCCCTTCTCGCAAGGCATCTTGTACTTCTATTGGGATATTAAGCATATTAACGCTCCTCAATGCTTATTATTGCTCTGTCTACATATCTGCCATCATCTGTTACTGCGTGTTGTGTGCTCTCTACTGTGTAATAACAGTTCAGAGCTTGGAATGTGCCTTCATTTGCGACATATAAGCCAATAGTCAGCACATTGTTCACTGTCGCACTCTTCAACAGATTAAGGAATGCAACAAGGGCAGTTCTGGGAGTAGTGCCAAAGGTTATCACTTCGAATGAGCCTTTGACCTTATCCCGGATGTATACCCTGTGCTCTCTACTGTTCCCATCTTCCCAAGCCGTGTATATCGGCTCGGAATTGACCTCATATGAGTCCTTGATGATGTAATTTGTAATATCGGTGTTATTCACAACCGCTAAAGTCTCGCCTATATCGTACATATTAAACTCCCATCAATGCCGATTGACCTGTTATCTGTTGATTTTTCTGACTCTCATATACCATTGCTCTGAACAGCCTATCAAGACCGCCCTGAAGCACTACGGATACATTCACATCATTGCTTGTACTGCTCATCACATCAGGAGATGTGTTATTTGCCATTAAGCGTGCCGACCTGTCAAGTGACATGATATAAGGCTTAATGTTGAAGCTCTCATCTACCGCATTCGCTATCAGACCTTGATTCTCAACAATGCCCTGTGCGTACTGTTGCATCATATCTGGTGCCCATTTAGGGAAGTCCTTCAAAGGCCCAACATCAGGATGCGTGAAGTGAATACGCTCTTTTATAGCATCACCGACACCATTCATGGCATCCTTAACACCCTGGATCTTGTCCTTGATACCCTTTATCAAGTTCTCAATCATCTCACGGCCCCACTTGAGCATATTGTCTTTGATGCCTGTGAACACATTTGCAAGTGAGTCCTTGAAATTGCTGAATAATTGCTTAACACCATTCAGAGCTGTTGTTGCAGCTGTCTTGAGGAACTCAAGAGCAGACTTCCAATCACCCTTCAGAATTGATGTGAAAGCCTTTGCCAAGTTCTGTATCACATTGAATACTGTTGTGAATATGGTCTTTATGGCTTCAAGAGCAAACTTCACACCATTGCTGATAACTGTCCAAGCAGAGCTGAATATCAACTTGATTGCGTTCATTACCGCTTCAATGAATGCCCTGTTCTCTTCAATCTTGGTCTTGATATAGTCAACAATTATGCCGACTATGGTCGATACAAGTTCCCAAATCGCACTGAATGCCCCTGTGACCGCTTCCACAACAGGAGATATCCAAGTCACAAACGCATCAAACCAAGCCTTGCAAGTCTCAAAGAATGATGATACTGCGGTCTTGATGTTCTCCCATACTTCCTGCACCTTGCCTCGGAACTCTTCATTCGTATTGTAGAAGTATACGAAGGCTGCCACCAATGCCGTGATTGCAATTATCACCAACCCGATCGGAGATACCAACGCTCCCAAAATAGAGCTTATAGTTGAGATGTTGGTCATCACAAATCCAATAACACTAATTATCTTGCCTATGATGATGAGCAAAGGTCCAAGTGCTGCCACGATAGCAAGAATCTTTGTTATCATTTCCACTTGTTCAGGAGTCAGATTCCTTATCTTTTCCGCAACCTGTTCTATCACACCGACAACCTTCTCCATTGCCGGAGCGAATGTCTGTGCAATTGTGGCTCCTGCCTGTGCCAAACTAGCACCGATAGTAGCCTTCAGCCTATCAATGGTATCATTGGCCTCATTCAGCTTATCAAGTGTATCTCCACCGATAATCAAACCAAGTTCTTCTGCTTCTTTGCCATATGCCTTGAGAGAAGCACCACCATCATCTATTACTCCGGCAAGCTCATCTGCACTTTTGCCGAATATCTCCATTGCAGCAACATCACGCTCTGTCTCATTGTCTATCTTGGACAAAGCAGCTATCGTATCATAAAAAATATCTGTTGAACTGCGGAACTTATCTGCACCATCCTTCGTCTTGACTCCCAATGTCTCAAACGCATCAGAATTGCTGTCAAGATTCTTCTTCATCTTCTTCATGGCAGATGTTATGGTATCCACATCAACATCAACCAAATCGGCTGCATATGACCACTTCTGAAGCTCGTCTGTTGAGACTCCTGTCTGTTTAGCAAGAGTATTCAGCTCATCCGCAGATTGTACGGCACTGTATCCAAGTTTAGCCATGCCACCGATTGCTCCTGCTGCCATTGCACTGACTTTCATCATTGCTCGGCCGGCAGATTCAATCTTTCCGCCTACTTCTTGGAATTTTTCGCCTACAACCTTAATCTTCTGCTGTGCAACAGAGCCGAAGTCCTTCATTTCAGACTCCAACCCCTTCAACTGTTGCTCTGTCTCTATGATCTCACGCTGTAACGCATCCCATTCGTCTGTTCCCTTTGAGACTTGATCCTGTGCATTCCTTAACTCGGTCAATCTGTCCTTGGTCAGACCAATAGCCTTATTCAATTGAGTCTGCTTCTGTTTAAGAAGTTCAGTGTTGCCGGGATCTAGTTTGAGAAGTTTATTAACATCTTTGAGAGTGGCTTGCGTGTTCTTTATCTGGCTATCAACATTTTTGAGGGATGATACAAGTTTGGTAGTATCTCCACCAATCTCAATCGTAATACCCTTAATTCGCCCTGCTGCCATATTTACCACCTTTAGAACTTATCGAAATCAGCTTGTGAAGCCTTTTGCTGATACTTATAGTCATCATTTGCATTTTCTGCAAATATATCTAATACAAAACCATAGTCAAGATGCTCCAGATCGGACAGTTTAAGTCCGACCTGTATGCACCTTAATGTATAGAGAGCAGTGTTCAATTCTCTTTCACTGCGTCTCTTGCTTTTTTTTTGACTTCACTTGATGTCTGGGAACTTCCCATATACAGATCCACGATTGCATCTGCTGCATTAGTGATGTCAAACGGCTCGAACTGTTCAAGCCATGCGACATAGGCATTCTGATTCAGCTTATCCATGTCAGCCTTTTCTCCTGCCTTTGCCATTATGAATGCAAGTTCCGAGATGGTATCAATTGCTATTGCATAGTTATTTTCTACCTTCTGGAACTCGCTGATAAGGTCCTTATTAAATACCATGCGGTATCTGATAGGAGTGGCACCGTTTGCGCTCATTGGTACGGATGCCTGACCAATCTTAATCTCTCTATACATATATCCTCCTGCACTTACGCTGTAGGCTGATAAACAGCACTAAACCATGTTGCATAGTTATTATCAGATTCAGCACATCTTGCCTTTACTATGTTTGTATCAAGTTCAGCATTGTAGATTGATGAAGCCGTAAGTGTAAGTGTCTCGGTCTGCGGCTCGATCTCTTCCTCGGTTGTTGCACCTGATACGGAAGGTCTTGTTGCAGAACACTTATACATTACATGACGAGTATTGCTCTCATCACCTTCGAACTGGAACAGGAGAGCGAAGTACTTGGTCTTTGCATCAGCATCCTCGATCATAATGTCAAGCGGAGTGCCTGAAGATTCAGGAACAATGTCACCAAGGACAGCCGTTCTGAATCCATCCGGGATAAGAGCCGACTCAAAGTCACCTGAATATCCGTTGTTACTCTGTCCTACCCAATAATCCATATTGTCTGCTCTGAACTTTGTTGTACCACCTTCGGCATCAAGTGACAGGCTTACTGCACCGGGCCAAGCAACAGGCGTGGTATAAGTGGCAGAGCCATTAGCTGCAATGGTGGCAACGGCATAGTACACATTTTTAAGTCCATACTTTACTTTGTTAGCCATTTAAATTATCCTCCTAGTCATTTCTTTCAGGTGTGATTAACACATCCATCTCATAGGCAATCTGCCATATCTTCTCTGATCCGATATAACTGTCCTGCCTTGTGAATGTAAGTCCGTTTGCCTTCAGAATTGCTTCAATGGCTTCTTCCTTGGCAAAGTCCTTACGCTTGGTATAAAACTCTATATTGAGCTGTTCTATTCTTTGGTAGTTCTCCTGATCTGCAAAGAAATCAGATGTTCCACTGTAAAAATAGCAAATGAATGGTGGTGCCTGTTGTGTGTTCTCCGGGAATTGATAGTAGGCATACGGCAATCCCATTGATTTCACCATCAGATTTACTTCTTTATGTGTCATAGTCTTGCTTTAACCTCTCTCTCATACTCTGTGACCAATTTCTGCTCCACAGGCTCGATATGTGCTCTGCCTTTTACCCTTCCACCATTCACTTTTGCGTGTCCGTGTTCCAGAAGGTGTGGCAGACCGGGCATTTTACTGTGAAGCGTCACTGTTGTATACAATCTTCCCTTCTCGGCCGTTGATGTCCAACTTTTGCCATACTTTTTCCCATCAAAAGACGATTTCGATGCACTATTTAGTGCTTTGACTCCTGTCTTACCAATCTTCCGAGTGATTTCGTCAAGATTCGCACTCACATCATCCTCATACTCTTTCAGAATGCCTTGTATAGCCGTATCCAAGTTTTCAATCGTGACCTTCGTTGCCATTAAGCGTTTGTACCGCCCTTCCTCTCAACATAAAGCTCCATTTTATCTGATTTGGTCAGATATGTTCGGTATACTGAATACTGATTGCCCTTATACTCAACTAATGGCTCGTTATTGTAGTCACCACCGAACAAAGTGAACTTGAACTCTGGATTGAGTCCGTTGCGACCAGCTTCAAAGAACTCCCTCTGGCCTACTGACTCAACTTGACAGAATACCTGTTTACTTGTCGGAGTATCTACCCACTGACCATATTCGTCTTGCTGTTGGGTAATGCTTATGAGATTTATTACATCTGATCTGTCCATTCAGTGTACCCCGTAGCCATTGAAAGCTGTGCCTTCTGCTCATCATATGATGCCTTCAATCTGTCATAATCGTCTGGCTCTCCAAAATGCAGTTTGCAATATGTTATAATCGCCCTCTGACAAATAGCATCAAGTGTATCCGGCAATACCACTCCTGCAATCCCTAAATCGGTCTGTGCTGCACTTATCAAGTCATTCAGTTCATCATCGTAGGCATTTGTAGTGATTCGCAATGCCATCTTAACTTTCTCAAGCATATTAAAACCCTCTTACTTCTTAACCGTCTTTTTAACAGGCGGCTTCTTCGTTGTTGCCTTTTTGGCTGTTTCAATCATGCGCTCTGCCTTATCAGAAGGAGTCTCTGCACACTTTTCCAGATAACTGGTCAATGTTGCAGTTTCAACAATGTCTCCCTTCCTGTGCAGGCCGTTTTCATCGAAGTATGCCGTTTTCACAACTGCTTTCATGTTATTCTCCCTTGAATGCCTTATAGAAATCTTCTGTAATCATCTGATGTGACATATGACCACATTTGACTCTGGAATCACACCATATTTCATAGCCTAATTCCCTTGCACGATAACAGAAGGACAGGTCCTCTCCGCTAGAATATAACGGAGAAAACCAATCCCCAAATCTGCCAATCATATCAAACAGGATGTCTGCTTTCATCAGAACACATCCGAATCCTATTCCGGCAACCTTGAATAATGTCTCTTTAGGATACTCTAAATAGTCGGTCCATTCTAACTTTGAATCCTTCAACTCGGAGTCTTTGAATATAACAGGTGTATAAGGTGAAGTCCTACGGAAGTATATCCCACTGACTACATCTTTATCATCTTCAACCAATTTCTCCAACAAATCAGGACTAAAAACCATATCAGAGTCAAGCCACAGTATGTAGTCGGCTTCTTCCTTCATGGCTTTTGCTGCAAGTTTATTCCTTGAGTCATAAATCAATGATCCAACGCTGAAATTCACCATGCAATGACCGACTTTGTTAAGTGAAGCCAATGATTGTGCGAAACTTGCGTGTACCATATCCATACAAGGCACTGCAATTAGAATTTTCTTATCCATTTAAAGTATTTTCCCTCCGATCTATTACTTCTGAATCTTAACGAATGAGTTAGGACCAACAATACCAATGCCCATGTACTCACGGCCGAGAACTCTTACAAGGTCCTTTGTCATATCGGTCTTGTCATCGAACTTGAACTCAATGCCCTCTCCATTAGGAAGGTTGATAAGAGCACCCTGTCCAAGATCGCCAACGATTGCGAAAGTATCGCCTGATGAAGCTGCTGCGAATGACTTGATCGTGTTGTTGAATACAACATCAAGGCCCTCGAAAGGATCTACTGCATATCCATTAGCATACTGAACAGCCTTGAATGCTGACCATGTAGCCTTGTTCATCATAACAACAGGATTGTTTGCCTCGTCAGAGAGGTTTCCAAGTGCCTGTGCAACAAGGTCAATGCTGATTGCTGTTGCCGTAACAACAGGAACACCAACTGATGTAGCTGTGCTCTGTGTGCCACAAGCCTCGATTGCTGCAACAACCTCATCGGCTGCCTTCTTTGCGATCTGGTATGCAAGCTCATCATAGATGTACTGAAGGAATGCCTCTCCTCTTAAGTCCATAGCCTCATCAGATATAGATATCCACTTCTTGATTGACTTCGGAACAAGAGTAACAGTACCAAGTACAAGAGTCTCCTCTGTAACGGCATCTCCGCCCTCTGTATGAACAACTGCACCTGTCGCACTGATCTCAAAACCAACCTTGAGATTGCCCTTGATATAAGCCTTCTTAACTCTGGCAATTATGCCTTCTTTGTTCCAAGCGGTCTTAACAATGTCATATACCATATCAGGTATAGCAACAGTACCGTTGGTGCCATTGGTTGTCAGAAGAGATCTAACCTCTTCGTCACTACCTGTCTTGATGTAGTTTGCGTATGCTTCAACATACTCTCTTGAGTTCCTTACTTCTTCCATGTTCTTTACCTCTGCTCTTTCTTCCGGGAATGTCTGTACCTCTATAACAGGTACTTCGTTGTTAGCAACTGCACTCCTGATCTCTGCCTTTTCAGCCTCGATCTGTGCTCTTGTTTCCATCTCTGCCTTAATAGCTTCGATGTTTGATCTCAACTCTTCGAGCTTTTCCATCTCCTCGCAGCCATCTATCTCGGCAACAAGTTCGGTCTTGCGCTCTTCGAGCTGTTCAATGGTCATTTCCTTAAGTTCCATTTTTCACACCTCACTTAATAACTTGACTTTTGCTTTATATAATTCAAAAGCACGTTTTTCAGCTCTTACACTTTCCAGTGATGCCTTTGCGCTGTCCAGTGCATCAGCAAGGCCCCTTGTGCTTATTGAAGTCTGTTCATATGCCGGGAATGTAACCGCAGAAACCTCGAATACTTTTGACAGGCTTCTGATATGTCTCTTGGGATGTTCGGAATCCTCTTCCTCCCACGCATCCGCATCAACGACAAACATAAAGGACATTCCATCAATGTCGTTTCTCTCTACTGCGGAATATAATGCTCTTGCATCGGCATTATTCTCAACATCAAGGTCAACTCTTATCTTCATGCCTTCATCACCAACAGAGAGCTGCATTGTGCTGTTCTCGTTGTTATTGCGTGACCTTGCAAGCGGTATCATGTCGGTATTGTGATTGACAAGGAATCTGACATCCTTCAGGTCTGTGTTATCCAGAGCACCTCTGTCAATTATCTCGTCATACCATCCCATATCTGTCCAAGCATCGTACACGATCGGCATTCCTTCAAGGAAGTGACCGTGTTCCTCGTTCTGTGATGCTCTGACTTCGAAGTTAAACATCCTAATCTCTTTATTCTTCATTGATCTTCTCCTCGTAATCTAAAAACTATTCCATTTGTATTCTCTATCATTCCTCTACATATGAGAGATACTTTTTCTTCGCTTATCCCTAAACATTGGGCGGCAGATTTTTGTGTTTTATATGTTCCCAAAAACTCTCCATCAATAGAATAGACATCAACAGGGTTTCCTTTCACTCCACCGATATTGTTATGCGTATCATATTTTTCAAAAGCATCGCCCTTAAATCTCCATATATACCCATAAGCCGACTTCTTTTTTCCATTACAGCAAGCGGATATAACCCTGAAGCCACCTTTCACAAAATCGGCTGCGGAATTAACACTTTCAAAAGCTGCAACCCAAGTACCATCCCTTTTATAGCAATCAACTGCTTTTCGATTTATTTCAGATACTTTTTTGTAATGGTCTTTAGAATGCTGAAGATTCTGTCCTTTGCTTTTGCCACCATCTAGTAAGTTATATCCAAAATCTTCATTTGTGCTGTTATATTCAGATATAAGTCGAATTTCAATTTCGTTTGCTTCTTCTTCCGTCAATCCAGAATACAAGACTTTATGTTCAATGTTATCCCAACCATATTTTTTTATAGCTCTTTCAACTAATTGGCCTTTATAGCCTTTACCCCTTATCCATCTTTGTGCTGTGGTTTGGCTTGTTTGTCCGATATAGACTTTGCCATTAGGGAAAATATGAATGTAAACACAATTATTCTTCAACCTTATCAACTCTTGCCTCGTCTAGTTTTTCATTTGCCGACCAATATTCGCCACGAATTATACGAACATCTCCACCATCAACAGGTTCGAGATTCCATATCTCTCGGACATCGTTGATGCTCATGATGCCTCGGTCTAGTAACTGACTTGAAACATCAAGTTTGTCCTTGTTTGTCATATACTGAAGCCTGTTAGCCGTAAACATGACCTCATTTCCTGCACCCTGTTCTCTCAAGGTGAAGAACATCTTTGTCATGACCTCGGAGCACTGTATTGCAAATGGCTCGATTGCACCCTCATAGAATGCTGACCACGCATCACCAAAGGCTTTGTTCTGAAGTACATCCTCATTCACCATGAAATACTGATATACATTCTTCTCAATCAGCTTCATCTCATCTGCTTGGATCGTGTACGGAGTTGACTTAACTTGATTGATGTTTGTGTATGTGTTAGGGAAGAGGAGCAATCCACCGCCCTCTGCTTCTCTTGTGAAGTTTTCCTCGGAGAATCGCTTGCGTTCCTTGGCTAGATCCTCTGCCTTTGCAAAGTTGTTTACCTGTGCATAGAATCTGTAAGTGGCTGCGCTCTTAACACCTTCCTGAATGCCTTGATTCTGAATGTGAATTAAGTCCATAGTAGGGAAGAGTGCGTGATTGCTCTCTCCAAAGAAGTCATTTTTGTATTGGAATTTGGTTAGTATTCCACAATAGGCAAGCTCAATAGCTGCC